CATGTTTCCACGATTTAATCCCATTTCTCCCATGAATTCTTTTCTACCTTCTAAACCGGCTTCTTTTCTTTCTTGTGGTGTTTTATCGTACCAATATCTTATTGCATCAGCCACTTCATATACATCTACTTTATCATCAATGATATAAGGAGTAGGAACTGAACCAACCATAGTTTGAACACGTGACCAAACTGGTTTAACCCATGAACCATGTGTTACTTTATCTTCCCACTTTCTCCAATCATGTAGAGAACCGATTTCAATGTAATCTTCAGCAGTTAAGTACTTACCATCTACTTTGAATCCACATTGGTCTTGTAATCCACCTGTAACATTTACAATTGATGGAGTACCTGCCATAACTGATTCTGCAGTTACTAAACCAAATCCTTCGTTACCTGCGATGTTGATTGTAGCATCAGATAAATTGTATAGGTAGTTTAATTGTTCTTGTGAAACTCTATCAGTTGAAAATTTAATATCACATTTAGGTGCAAGTGTTTCAGCAACCTTAATTAAATCAGTACCATTGTTATCAATTGGTGCGGTGTGCATTACCAAACAAACTTTATCTTTATCTTCTTCAGGTAACCCATCTACGAATTTAGAGAATGCCCAAATTACATCTGATGGTTGTTTACGTTTAATATTTCGGTTCATCCAAAATAAAACGAACTTGTAATCTTTATCACCAAGAAGTTTTTGTCTGAAATCTTCTGGTACATCCATTGGTTTATATAAGTCTGAATTAATACCATGTGGTACATATGATACTTGCCAATCTTCCAATGGTTTGATTGTTTCTGAATCAATCTTACCTACTCGATTTACGATACCATAAGTTTGTCTTGAGATACATCCTAACCAATCACATGATTCGTAGTAATCTCTATTATATTTTGGGTCTGGCAAATCATCCCAAATATGGTAGAATAAAATTGGAATATTTTGTCTTAACTCAGCTTCCATTTCGTATAACCATCTCCAATATCTTGGATCAGTAAAGTGTAAGATTGCATCAGGTTGATGTCTCATGATTAGTTCACGTAAGATATTTGCATCTCCATAACCACTCCAAGGAATGATTTTAAGAGAAGCATCTTCGATACCACTAATTCTACGAGCATCTTCACCAAGGTCAAACTCTTTACCCTTTTCTGGATGATCTACTGCTGCACCTAATTGTACCCAATCATAATGTTCAAAAGTACCAAAAACTAAATCTTTGGATACTGTTGCTATTCCTGATGACATACGTAAATCATCGGATAATAAAAGAATTTTCTTTTTCTTTCTTTCTTCTGTCATTTAATTAAATTTAAAATTGTGAACCACTTGGTTCTAATTCTGTGTAGTTGTTTATTTCGTTTCTAAAATTTTCATCTTCGATATATTTGTCTACCGAACGATTTACTAATTTTTGTAGTGTGATATTAGAATCAAACGAAATTCTTTTAAAACTAGAGTATAAATTTTTTACAATCTTTACCGTAGTTAATTTAGTTTCTGCTTTATTTGCCATAACTCTCCTATTGGGTTTATATTTTTATATAAATATATACGAATATAAAAAACGAAAGAATTATTTCCACAAAGAACAAAGTTTTCTAGTCTTGAACTCACACCAGTCACATTGTTTACCTTTGTTGGGTGGGAATTCTGTTTGAATAACTTCACCATTGTCGCCATAAACCGAATCTACAAATGATTTAAAATCATTCCAGGCTTTGTTTACCGAAGGTTTACCATTTGCGGGTACAAACTTAGAGATACGTGGGATTGGAAAATCTGCACCTTCATACAATTTTCGTTTAAGGATTTGATACTCCACTTTAATCTTATCTAAAGGAATTCCATATTTGTCTGAATAGAATTTCTTGTACAATAACATCTGAGATATTTTGGTTTTATCTGCCTTCTGATATTTGTTCCAACCTCGTGTAGATGTTTTTAAATCAATGATAACATATTCGTTGGTAGTTAAATCTTCTAATAAAATATCAATGAAACCAATAAAGTGAACACCTGGTTTAATCTCAGCGTTCAATCTCTGTTCAATTGCAACTAATCGCCATCCACTTTTAGCATAAAGACTATCTAATTTGTTTCTAAAGTATTCTAATATTTTTACACCATCTTCATAAAACTCTTGCAATTCTTCTTTGGTACATGGATCATCTTCACCCATTTTCTCTTTCTCTTTCTTGAAATGTTCAACAAGTTTATCTTGTAACATTTGGTTGAGATTGAGTTGAAGAGCCTGTTTCTTAGTGACATTATACATGACATCCAAAAAGTGTTGGATTACTTCATGCATCGATGATCCGAATATGAGATGAATGTTGGCATTACTAATACCTAATTTATCAATATAATTTAATTTGAATTGTTGTTGGCAACCTGAATACATTCCAAACTGCGAGTAACTTACTCTTGCCATATAACTTGTGTTTTATCGTTTACTATGTAAAGATACGAAAAAAGTTTGGAATATCCAAACTTTTTCTATTAAATCTTTATATGTCTTGGTAAACTCTTATGTAATGATTCATTAGTAACTATACCAGTTATTGTCATACAATACCGTGGCCAATAACCTGAATTTGCAGTGGAGTGGTAGATTCCTTCTTGCCAACAATGAATATCACCAAGTTTCCATTGATGAATTGCTGAATTACCTACAAGAACATGATGGCCCCAATTCCAATCATTTAGTTGAATTAAATATCGTATTACTTCTGTATCATCAGAAACCTTTGCAAAGTTTCTTCTATAATTGTTGTAAGAATCTCTATGCCATGGTATAAATTTACCAGCTGGTTGTTCTAAGAACATTATTTGTGGATTATCTAAACCACTTAGTTCTGCCATTTGATGAAAGATAGAAGGGAGTATTCTCGTTTGTCTACCACCTGTATTATGTTCATTAAAACCTGCATTTTCCAAGTCGTTATGATATCCTTCCATGAAATCTTGGGATTCTTTATTGTAGTATGTTCCCGTGATTCGTGTTTCTGAAAACTTTTGTTCATCAGTCATTGAATCTATAACATCTTGTACCGAAGATTCTAAATTATCGGATACAAATCTACCAACATATTGAACATCTTCGATTTTCTTTTGAGAATCAAAGTGCCAGTCAAAGTTTTTTTTATTCCACTCCCAATATGATTTCATTACAATTTTAATTTTAATTTAGTGATTTGTTTTTTTTCTACACCATATTTCTCGCACATATACTTAATATGCTCTTTACCTTCTTTAGTAGAGTAAAGTATTTCACAATATTCTTCTGCTTCTCGTGATGAACATTGGAAATCTCGTATGATTAACTCAATTAACCATTTCTCGTATTTATCCACACCCTTACCTTTAACATACTTTAAGTAGTATTTACCCTTTGGTAAAAGACCAATCATAGCAAGATATAATTGTTTCGGCTCTAATGTTTGAGTATAAGGTTGTATTTCAGAAAGTAATTCAATCCACTCAGAGTTCATAGAAAGAAATCTGTGTATCATAAAATTAGACCAAGTCTTTTTATCTTCTTCTTCCAACTTATCCCAATACTTTGGGTCTTGTTCAGATGTGATTGCCTTTATATGATCAAATAATGTTTTAGCCATTATGATTTTTTCTGTAATTCTTTTGGTAATAATTCTTGGTTAATCTCTCCACAGTCTCCACATAAATATAGTTCGACTGGAATAATTGCATCTTGAGGTGTTCCAGTCACCAACTTGGAAATCTTTAAGAATTTAGTTCCTGATATGAATACAGTTCCTCCACATTCTTGACAAGTCATTTCAGTTGCTTTGGATAAATCGATTTTTGGTTGTTGTGGTTTAATTTCTGCCATCTTTGTTTTTGTTTAAGTTAATCGAACCATTGGTCACGATTAGTTTTTATTTTAGTAATACCAGTATCTCTCAATACTTGTCTTTTTTGTTCTTTGTGTTCTTTTACTTTGGAATTACCTTTTCTCGATAAATGTGCACTCATTGCATCAAGGTATTCTAACATCTTATCAAAGTTTTCTTCTCCAAGTTGTTCTAATTGTTCATCAGTAAGTGGATTGTCTGGATCGTATATCATATCTTTTATCTTTTACTCTGTAAAGATACTAAATTAATTTGAATTATCCAAATTATTTATAGTTTTTTATCATATCCAAAGTTTTCAAAATCTTCTTTATATCTATCCAATACCCAATCTATCATCCATTGTTCTGTATAATATTGTTTATAAATAGTTTCTTTAGTTACGTATTTTGAAGAAATTCCAGAATAATAATTTTGACGTGGGAGATCATCATTTAAATTGAGTTTATCAAAAACAAATTTTGTATCTTCTTTAAAATTTTCATATCTACCAATAAAACTTACTTTTTTTTCTGGTGTTGCACCATGATATATTTGCCATGATTGTGTTTTACTTATATAACTTCCACCAGATTCTACTTGTTTCATAAAATCTATAAGTTTTAGTTTGTTATCAATTACATTATATTCATTAAATTTTTCTTTTGGAAGATTTGAATCATTCAACTCCCTATTCATATGCATAAAAGCAGATATAACTTGATAGAATGGATTTCGAATAAAACAAAATATAAAATAATCATTAATATTCTCAAAATTTCCAATTGGATCATGAGCGCGTGATATTGAATAAGTACCCTTAATTAATGTCAGCTTTGTTTGAATTGAGGTTCCTCCGGTTTTAGGAATATGCAAAAATCCCCACTTATTAACACGATTTAGTAAATTAGCCATTTTTTTTTAAATAAAAAGGAAGCCGTACATCATAAGAACTATAATTTTTTCCATCGAATAAAATTCTATGTTTAAGTAACCATTCATAGTTTTTTAATTTCACATCCCATTCTTCTACAAGATTATCCAATCTTTTATCAAAAATATCTTCTAAATTAATTTTATCTTTTAATGAAGGATAAACGATTTCTCTTACATATTTTAAACATAATTTTGGGTGCATGTGATAATCAAGACACGCGGTATTCTTTTGTCCTAATGAAATATGGCCCAAAGAATGGTTGTTATTGTCAATACTAAAAAATTCTAAACATGGTTTTAAGAAATTGGTTTCTGACAGTTTTTTTATGTGATGGAGATGTCCTTTTTCTCTGATTAACTTCATACCTTCACGATATATATGAGTTGGTACTGTTCCAATACCAGGTTCTCCTAAGCTTCCTTCGAACCAAGTGTCCAACATATGGTTCATAATATATGGAATTTTATTTGAATCTAAAAAGTTTTTTGTTGTATATAAGTAATTTCTAAATTCAGTAGAAAATTGTAAAAGATTTAATTCAGTATTATCATCAATTCCATCATCTGGATTAAAAGTACCCAAAGTATTCCAATGATCATTACCAACTCCCATCCAATCTCTTCGTGGAATACCACTCCATTGGATATAAAAGAACGTATCAGTAATATCATTATCTTGAATATAATCAAATAAAGTATTAAAAATATATCGGTTTCCTCCTCCCGCACTTCCTAAATTTTCATATTCATCAAAACAATACCCCATCCAATCTGGTACAGTTGGAAAATGCCAATGAGTAAAACTACAACCTACTGCTACTAACTTTTTCATATCAATTTAATTATTTTTTTAACCACACCTTTACCAACTTTAACTTTATGATAAGGAATATTGTGTTTTATTAAAGTATTCTCAATTTCTCTATCCAAATTTTTAGATTCTTCTAAACTTTGATATCGTTCTTTATCATTATGAACTCCATCATCGCTACGTTCCAATAAAATGTTAATTGAATCGTACTGATTATGGATATCTAAGACTAACTTATCAAAGTGTTCTGAATTATATAAAGTGGCTGGATATGAGGTTCCTTGATACACACTACGATACACGAGAGAAAGAATTATAGGTGAATC